ATACATTCTTACCTCTCTTTCTGCCAATAGAAAATAGGCACTTTATAACCACTATCGTATGTATCAAGGATATTGCCATTCTTGACACATACGGCGTGTGTTCCTGTTCCTAAGATGTATGTACCCTGCGGATGGTCTGCGGCAAAATCGCTGACCGTATAACAATCAGGGCAGGTATCGGGTATGATATAACGCTTATAGCCTAACCTGTGTAAGTATTCATTCCACAAGGCGTTAGACTCAATCATATCTTTTTGCTCATATCCCTTAATCATCAGTTCAAGATATATGTCATCCCAATCCTTACCCTCTGCTATGCTTATGGCACGTACTACGCAATCGCCTGTCAGTTTGTTGTGTGGGTTGGGATTAGTCGGAATGAACATTAGTCTGCCTCTGTCTGATAGAAACACTCCCCTGAACTTATGGCTTCGAGTACGCAATTAAACACTGTCAGCACATAGATTAAGGGTATGTTTTTTACTTCTTCGCTTTGTAAGATTTTGTAGTAAAGTTTTTTGATATCCATGATATGAAAATATCAAGAATGGCATAAAATGAGAATGTCGGGAAAGTGTCATTTATGTGTCAGTTTAAGTGGGAAAAAATTATCTTTTCGTTCTTGTATACGATACGTTTGATTTGTCTTACTGAATAGCCGTATTTGAATGCAATATCATCGTAAATCTGACCTTCGATTAAACGGGATTTTAGAATGTCTCGGTGCAAAGAATTGTGTATTACTTCATCAATGATATGTTCTATTTGGGTGTTGGTGTACTCGGTCACGCTTTCTTTGCTCCCCGTCCTACATTACGCTTGCGTCCGGTGCCGCCACATGAGGGGCAAGTATGATAGCCACTATTGCCACCTACTTTACGGGTTCGTTTCACTATCGTTGTCCGTATCGTCTGTCTCGCCATTATAATCACCGCCTACAACATTGCCTTTATATGTATTAGTACCGCCCTCACCCGAATCTTGTTGTATTTCCTGTGTGACAACGGTATCTTCAAACTGATGTTCATAGTAGAGCCACGCTCCGTTAGTACCAATAAGAAGCGCAACAAGGATTATCGCCAATATCCATAACCGTTCTATTGTGCGTTCTAATCGTGTTGCTGTGTCCTCATATACTATGTATGGTACATCTTTTTTTTCTGTCATAAAAACCTCGTCCTTATCTGTATTTATAGTATCTTATCTATTACGATAATGCAAGCGGTTTAATTAGGATGTATGCCCGAATGTAATGCATCCGTTTGATACTGTAGGTGTGGTAGCATTCGCCAAATCTTTTTGTGTTGCAAGTTGTATGACGTTTGACGGTGCTTTCGCAACACCTACAAAATCAATGTTTGAATCCGTTGCAACTACAATCTCACCCGCAACCAATTTGGATTCATCTAAGTCTGCGTAAGAACCTCTTCTCATTTGAATAGCCATAATTCTTTCCTCCTTAGTTCAGTCTATCACATCTAATTGAGTTAGTGCATTATATTACGCAATGTTTTGAGTATCAATGTAGTGCTTCATCTTCTGTATCAGATATTTTGACCGTGCTTATCATTATTGTTCGCCCATCACCATTATCCTCAAACCACATATAATCAACTGTCGGGCTTGTTATCTGACCATAAAATTTTTCCAAACTCGTAGTCAGCGAACATGATTCTAACGTTTCATCCACAAGACTGTCACCATCAATATAAGCAACTCCAAATTGTAAATTCGTAGTATAACTATATGCCCTTGCTGATACCCTCATATATTTACCATTTGCAGATGCAATACGGTTCACAGGTATATATATTCTTGACATATGACCATTTTTTCCGGGGGAACGGATATAATGTCTTGCATACCCACCAAAATTACGATTGTCAATTTGCCAAGTTACCTGACCTGTGGTTGATTCTTGATATGTAAATATAAAAGTTTTGTTTGTACCAAGATATTCTGTAAAATCAGCCATTGATTCACTGACTACTTTATTGTATTGAATATCCGTTCCATCGGGAGATTCTTTAAAATAATACAGTGAATAAAAATATAAATCTTTAGGGTCTATTGGTGTCATTTTCACCATCATCTGATATACATTTAATCCGAAATTATAATATCCTGTATTTCTATCTTGCCCTATTTGTATATCTTTGTTTGAATTGGCTACATAATTATAATCAACAGAACCATCTACTATACCCTCATACGAAACAAGAAAACTAAAACTTGATATTCCCTCTACTTCGTATTCATGTGTTTCTTCAAGGTCAGTTTGAAAGAATCTCCATGCTCCATATGCTTTGTTGTTTTCGTTTCTTTTTACATCAAAATAATACCTATCTCGATACATAAATAAAATAGTATCATAGTAAGTGATAACTCCTGTTTGCTCGTTTACTGTTTGATGCAATTCCAACTGACCGCTAAGAGTAAAATGAAATTCCACATCTGCGAATAAATGTGTACTCAACCATGATGGTAATGTAATTGTGGTACGTATATATTTTCTTCCTGTTAGTGGGTCGGTTTGAATCTGATTGTCAGTCATGCACCACACATATCTGTTGTAGTCGATTTTATTTTCGGTAAGTGAAAAATCCCAATAAAGCAGATAATCTTGATACCTTGGGTAACGTGCTTCTGGTAACTCATATTCAGTGAAGTACACTCCAAAATTTGATACACTTACATTGTATAAGTTTGTATTATCACCTACTTCCGTTCCAATAAAATTATAGGTATCACTTATTCCTTGCGATACCGTGCTTCGATCTTGAACTCCTCTCGGATATGTGGTATTCGATAATGTAATTGATATTTGATACCTATACCAAGTAGTTGACCACGTTTTTGTATACTGATAATGATGAAACCCTTCGTGTACTACTTCTGTGCTTGTAGTAGCATGTGTATCAAAATTTTCAGCTTCAATATAATCAATATATATATTGACACCCGCTGTTTCATCGACTGCTGTTGAAGAATATGAACGCACTACGCTTATTACAACTAAGGCATCATCAGGAATATTACTTCTTATCCAACTGATAACATTTCCTGTTTCCTGTTTTAACCTTTCAAGTCGTTTGGGATATACGAAACTTTGTGCAACCATCAGAAAACGCTCAATCGCATATCTTGTCAACATTCCTATATCTGCTAAGCCAAAATCGTAAGTACCAAACTCATCATGCTCATAATTCTGTTTGAGAAATCGGCTCGCCCCTCTACTGTAAAACAATTTAGATACCCCATTCTCTGAACAGTAGGCGGCTTTTACTCTCCTACTAAAGCCATTTATTGAGCAATACCATTCTTTTGTTTTTTTTGACACTCCATTCACTGAGGGATATAATTCTTTTGCCATAACTCACCTATGGTTCGTACACTATAATAAAATGACCTTCTTCAAGAGGGACGCCAACTCCGGGGTCTACATCTGTCAGCGTATATACTGCTGTTGATAACTTACTCGGTAAATCTTTTTCCCAAATCACGCTATCATAATCCCCACTTGAAAGATATTTGCTTATCTGAGCAATCGGAGATGATTGATTGGTTTTATCTAAAACAACCTCCATTCTCGGATAAGTCAATCGTCTGTATCATCAGTTTCAGGATTAAAACCGTTTTGAATAGCATATATCGCTTTATAGTTGTTTACACCGTTCCTCGCCGCTACAAAATAAGTCCTGTCATGGTGTGGGTCAAAACCTTGTGCATATGCTGATGAATACATAGCCTGGTTATCAAAATCAACGGTATCAATTCCATCGGTAAACTTTCCCTCACTATATTTGTATCCCGCTATTTCCCCTTTATCGCTTTCAATATAGCCTTTGAAGATTCCCTCTAAAACACCCTTGAAACCACCTACACCCATGTAAGCAAGCACACCGTCTTTAACGGCTACTTCACATGAACCGCCTGTGATTGTAAGCCTATATGTACCTTGATTAGTGGGCGAACCCAAGGTATGATTTAGTGTTGCGGTCAATACTTCATCATTGCTTGATAAGGTGTATGTTCCGATTGTAGTATCAGTCGATTTATGCTCTACTAAGGTTACTGTAACAGTAGTATTTCCTGTCCTTTTAAGACTGAGTTTGAAATCCTCTACAAGCCTGTAATCGTATGGAGAAAACTCAAATGAATTACTACCACTGTATAAAGCTATATTCCCTATTACCTTTATCGAATTAGAATCTATACTTGCCGCACCTATATGTCCACTTGTGGCTTCTATCTCACCTTTTAGATGCGCTCCCGTTTCATCAAACCCGAAGTATGGTGATTTAACGTATTTATTGTTTACATCTATCTTCATTCCCGACCGAGAATAAGGGCTTATGGGAGTGGTATCAGCATAATCCGATGAAGCTATGTATCCTTTACCCATGATTATTCCTTTTGAGTTAATGGTACATACTACGTTGTTTTGTGAATCTTTGACAACGATCTCCGGATTAGTTGTTCTTACATTAGACCCACCTACGGTTAATGTTCCTGTGTAAATCCAATCAGCATGAAGTCCTATGGTGTAAAGGACATTAACTATAAGTTCCCCTGTTTGAGTGTTGTAACCATTAACCCAAGTCTGACCACCGTCAGTAGACACAAAAAAACCGTCTCCTGTGGTTTTAAATACACTTGACCCTGTTTCAAAATGGCATTGACCTTGTGCGTCTTTGGTTATGGGTTTATTAGATAAATAATAAATCCTACCGCCCGTGGGAAGTTCCTCATAGTCTTGGTAAGCACCCATAGCATGAATCGCTAGATTATTCATTTCTTGTACTGCCAAGTCATAATCTGTGATACGTTGGTCGGTGTTTCTCCTGGCGATCTCAACCGCCGCTTGTACTTGTTTTGAATATCTTGTTGTCAATGTTCTTGTAGGAGTTACCGCACCTAATGAAGCAGTACACAAAGAGGGAGTAAACGTATAATTAGTAAGATACGAATACACCATGTTCCCTTTGTAAGAAATTGCAACACTATCACCTACCTCTGGTGCTGCATCCGGCAAAGCTGTTACATTAAAGGTTCTTATCTTAAAGCCCTCTAATACATCCCATATAGAATTAAGAACAGCGTTTACGTTATCAGCCGTAACTAAGGGATTATCTAATTGAAGGACATAACCATCCTGTCCTATCCTATAAGCGGTATCTTCTATGACAAATTTAACCCCTGTTATCTCGATTAAATCTGTACCAATATTCCTTGACATTAAACGGGTGAAATAAGCCACTCCCTCATATCCTGAGAAAGTACCACCGTCATAATCATCACCGCTAGTGTAATCAGTGAAATTACCACCCTCGGCTGAATCACCGTCTGAATACGGTGTAGTAGTTGTACTAAAAGTACCCCCATCTAAAGACTGCTCAAAATCATTTATGTCATACCACTTTAAATCAAGTTTGCCTTGATCTGTCATTACGCAGAAATTACACCCTATCATTGCTAAATACTGCAATAATTCACGGCAGTTCATTTCCTGTTCGGGTAAGTCTGAAATAGTAAAATCATTTCCGTGGAATGTAGTTGAATTAAGCGTAACTCCACACGTACTACACAATGATTGGATAATCTGTAAAATTGTAGCCGGAAGTAAAAGAGAAGGTAACGGTTTATCAAACTTCCACATATTATCAAGCATTTCCAATGACACAAGCGACCCTGCAAACGCAGGTTCATCTACTGTATAGAAACCCATTCGGTAATATACCTGATTATCATTTTCATCTACATCACCATCCATACCAACCCAAACAACCGCAGTTGCATTGAAAAAATCGTATGCTGTCCATGAATCATCAAAGTTCATTAAGGTAAACTGACACTTGCCGATTATAGCAGAACCTATATCAAATGAGTCTGTTCCCGATGAAGCTGATAACAATTTAAATGAATTGTCCATAATGTCAGCTTCGGTTATGGTTATCTGCGTATCATCTGCCAATGTTAAGTTGACCGTCACATGAAATTTGCGTGTATTACCGCTTGCGATTATTTGTTTATATGTTGAAGTTGTGCTTTTCATAGTTACCTCTCTATGACATTAAAGGAAATGCTTGAATATGTAAAATCAGAATCATCGTTCCACCAATACGTGATGCCTTTCCTGTCACCTGTATAGAAATTCTTTGTAAGGTTTGAGTTAGTCTTAGGATCGTGATATGTAATGTTCACGTATTCGGGGTCAAATGCTGACAGTATGGTTGAGGCATCCTCATCTGATACTCCCAACCATTCAAGTTCTATTTTGACCTTTTGCGCTACACGCTCCTTGTGCATCAATGAATCAAGTGTACGTCCACTATCGGGAGCGGAAATATCCTGATATCCAATGTCACATTTACTCGGACACGGAATATCAGTATTATCAACCTTAAAGGGATATTTTGTTCTTGCCATTTTAAACCTCACAGAAAAAAAAGTGACCGGAGCCACCCTCTTTATGCCATTGACGGACTATACCGCCTGTTTTGTTTGTCTTGTCCTTTTGAAACTGCTGTTGCTAACTTCTCACTGTCAACATTGATCTCGGTAACAATGTATTTGTCATTTCCACCGCTGTTAGCATTGGCTCTTACTACGGCATTGTAGACCCCGTTCTCTATACTCCTGAGTATTTGGTCATTGTTCGCTACTGCCGTTCTACCGTTACCAAACGAACCCACAAGTTCATTATGGTTTGCGAAAAAGAATCCATCCTCTTTTAACTGTCCTCCGTTAGCTAATCTTGGTATTGAAATTTTTTCTATCTTAGGCAATCCCAAGGAGAAATCGCTTATACCTGTCTTCTCCGTAACCCAATCAGGAATGTCTATATCCAGATTACCTAACTTCTCACCAAGACCATTGAACCCGTCTATTATGCCGTTTATTAGTTTCTCAACAAATCCCATAATGGCATTTATCGGGGCTTTTATTCCATCTCTAATACCCTCGAAACATTTAACAACATTTGCCTTAATATCTCCTAATGCTGTCGCACTATTGGTCTTAAAGTCTTCAAGTTTAGTCTTGGCATCTTCCCATTTCTGAACCCAATCCTCTTTAAACTCTGTAACTTTTGCTTTTGCTTCTTCAAACTTAGTTGCAAGGTTATCTTTTAGCTGAGTTATCGAATTGGTAATATTTTCCTTGACTTCTTTGGCGTTATCCGACCACTCTGTAAACTTGGCTTTTATATCGTCTATCTTTTGATCTACATTAGTTTTGATGTCGGTGAAAAACTGAACAACATCATCTTTAAGGTTTTTAACAAATGCTATTACATCTTCTATGGAATCGCTAAATACCTTTGAGATTTCTTCCCACATGTCTATTACAATGGGATCACCGACCAACAGATATTTAATTGTCTTAAACGGTGCTACTATTAAATCCGTTAATCCTTCCGCTAAGTTTGTTATAAACTTAACTCCGGCATCAAACTCATCTTTAAGGGATTCCCACATCCCTTTAGCACCGCTTACTATCTTCTCGGAATCCCCTGTGAAGATTCCTATTAATAGTTCAGCAAAGCTGTCAAGCCATTTAAGCAGAGAACTTACAAGGTCTATTGCAAACGAGAATGTATCTGCAAGTATGCCAAGCACAGGAACTAAGACATTCCCTACATACGTTCCGACTACTTGTAAAAACTTAAGCACAACATCCCAGAAATTCTTCATGTTGCCTAACTGAGTAAGTAAATTACCCACGCTTGTCTTTAAGTTGTCTATCTTATCCTTTAAGCCTATTTCTTCGGCACGTTTCTTTATGCTGTCGGCTACAACACCAAAGGTTTCCTTTAGCTTGGTTATCGTTCCCTCTAAGCCACCATAAGACGCAATGAGCGAATATATAGCCCCCGCAACAGCCGCCGCTATTCCCACGATAGGGAGTACAGCACCACCTAAACCACCGATAGCCGATGCAAACGTGCCAACTCCACTCGCTACGGATGCAAGACCGCTACAAGCCGTTACTATTGCTGAAATGATTCCGGCAACAGCACTCAAAGCAGATATAGCCGCACCCGCTATCTTAAATGCGACTAAGGCTTTAACCAATTTCTCTATGCCATCTGCCACATCTTCGGGTGTAACAGTATCCATCCATTCCCCTAATTTTTTAAGGAAATCAGCAAACTCGTCACCGTTAATAAAATCAGCTAAAGCTGTGGTTACTCTCTCAATGAAGATGATAAGTCCTTCACCTATCGTCTCCATAAACGGTTCAAGATGTTCCCACAATTTAGCGAGTTTTTCTCTGAGTCCTTCCCAATCAACAGCTTCATTGAACCTCTGGAATACATTAATTAATTCGGGAAGTCCAGACTCTATAACCCACTCGGTAAACTTAAGGACTACCTGTGTATAGAAGTCCTCTAAAATACCCATAACAGCATCTATGGCGGGTTCTAAGGACTGCAACCACCCTTCTATTGCTAATAGCAATGGTTTGAAGTTAAGGTTAGCCGCCCACATAGCCGTTGCTTCTGCCATGTTACGGATATGATTCGTGATTATGAGAATTATGTCTCTTATATTTTCAAGGATATGCAAGCCTGTCTGGTTGTAGTTCCATGCTTCTCTGAACTGTTTTGCCAAGTTCCCGACTGCCATGCCTATCCATCCGATTGTCAGTAAAATATTCTCGAATATCTTTTGCGTGTCTGCCTGTTTCCATACAGTCATGAAGTCACGGGCTATGTCTTTGACTAAAGCCCATACCTGTTGCATAGCGTACTTCCAAGAAGCCTTTACAAACTCTCCAACCTTCTCCCATGCTTTTTTGATGGGGTCAAACAAATCCTTGGCTATATCCTTTATTTTCTTTGCTAAATCTTTAGCCCAATCGGGAATATCTACATCCTCAAATTGATCTGTAATATCAGCAGCGCCGCCACCGCCGGACGATGAATTGTCATTTAACTGATTCAGTTCATCAAAGCCCATTACGGTCTTTTTGAGTTCCTTGGCGTTCTTGTTCGCTCCGGCAATAGCATCCGACCATTTGCCTGTCTGCTCTTTAGCCCTAGCCCATGTAGTACCGCCTCTTAAAGCCGAAAACAGCATATTTAATGCATTAACTGCTTTAGTGACTAATGCGATTATCTTCATTAACACGGGTGCGAGTGCGTTCAATAACTGTCCCGCCATACCCGCTACGGAATAACCTAATGTCTTGGATGAATTGATAAGCCCTGACATCCGTGAATCAAATTCTGCTGAATGCAAAGCAAGTGACTTGAACCCGTTCCCTACTGCCTCAATGACCTTACGTAACGCCATACGTGTAATCATTAATTTAAGCATCTTGGAAACACGGGTGACTTCCTTGCCTAATCTCTTGATATAATCTGTAAACTTTGCTGTTTCTCTTTTTGCGGATTTGGATGCCGACCCTATCTTGCTTATCTTGCTGATAAATGAATTGATATATTTATTGGCAGTTTGTACTACGGATGAAACACCGCCAAAAGTCTGTTTCATTCCACCTACCGCCTGTTGTATTCCTTGGTATGCTTTCCCTATATTGTCATTAACCTTAAAAGCACCGCCCTCTAAGGCAAGTTCCTTCTGCTTTAAGATAAGCTGGTCATACTGATTACGGAGTCCGTCAAGCTGTGCTGACATCTTCTCATAAGCCGATGAACCTGCTGTAATCTCACCGCTGTCAAGTGCTTTCTGCATCTTCTCGCGCAATTCATCGTACTTCTTTGCCACCTTGTCTGCCTGTTCTTCAAGGCTCTTAAAGCCCTTAGTAGGCACAATAAGCCCCTTGAATTTCTGCTTGATTGCGTCCGTCCGTGATGCAACCTTATCAAGTTCCGCTACTACCGTCCGTACAGATTCAGCCGTAGCCGTGCTACCCTGTATGCTGTCAACTTTAGGCATCTTAGCCGCCGCACTCTGGACAGTATTGGCCGTAGTCTGTGCCGTTTGTCCTAACTGCTGCATAGCCGTTACTGCGTTTGTTATGCCATTAACGCTTGATCTCTTGAATGTCTGTACTGCCTGTCCTAAATTGGACATATCGTTCGAGAATGACGTTATGTTTGCCGCACCGATAGCATCTGATAACTGCGTGACCGCATTAGCAAATCCGATCATTCTATCTGTTTGGCTCTTTGTGGGTACAGACTTTTTTAGCGTTTCCATTGAGGACGCAAAAGACTGTAACTTGCTTGCATCAAGTGTAGTAAGGTTGTCTGCAAGGTTCTTTACCGCCTCTGCCATATTCTTTATATTTTGTACGGCTTTTTTTGTGCCATTGGCATTAAATTGTATTGATAAGGTATCAATGTTCGGCATTTTCTTCTCTTTTCTTTAAGGTCGTGTCTATATCACGGAAAAGGTTGTTAAGCTGTGTAACAAACTGTCTGCGCTTAAGTGCTATCTCACGCTCTTTAGCATCTGACATATCTAAGCCCTGTTCATACTCCAAATCCAATGTAAAAGGCTCTTTCGGGTATTCGTGGGCTTTTTGACCTTTACCACGGAACATATTACCCACGGTCGCTAAAAGGGCTTCTGCAAAGTACATACCCTCTAAGTGGTAAAGCATATTGGCTTGTCGCAATTCAATCTTTTTCGCCTCGTTATATGCCTTGACCATTACATTTATCTTGCGTGGGTTTAAACGCCAGAAATCATCATAGGAAGTACCAAGCGGTATGACTTTCGGCATCCATTCATTCTCGTAGTATTCCTTTAAGGTCGGATAGTCACTTACGCTTTTCGGTTCTTCTTCGCACTCGCTGTTGAAGTCTCTTCTTCGACCGCCTCTGATTTCTTGTTGATTGAGCGAAAAAAACCCGAATCCTGCATCTGTGCCGACATTGCCTCAACTACATCACTGAACTCGCCGCCGTTCTCTATGTGCCGTTCAATTTCAAGTCCGGCATTTTCTTTTGTGAGATTTCCGCAAAACGCAAGATATGTTCTGATAAGTGACATGGGCTTCTTGTCAATGTCATCAAGAGACAAGCCCTGTTCCTCAAGGTCGCATAAAAGATTGAAGTCAAATTCCTTTGCCTGATATGTCCTGTTATTAACTGTAAAAATCCTTGCACTCATATTTTTTCCTTTCCCCGCACAAGGGAAAGGGCAGCCCGAAAGCCGCCCTATTCTTGCGCTCATCATATACCGTCATGTGTGACAGTAATGGTATAAGTCTTGACCGAACTGTTAAGCGTTACCTTTACCTGTGCGGTATCGGTGCTTGCAGTCCATGTCAGTGACTTCGACAATGTTCCTGTGCCACTTCCCTGTGATACCCCATTAAGGAATATCTCTACGGTTGCTCCCGTAGCTTCGGCTGTCGCTGATACGGTATTAGTGGCATCATTCGTATCAACTGTGTAGGCCGTTACATCTTCATCGAATGTAGGGTCTAAGTCATAAGAACCTACCGTCAGCCCCGATAGGTTCTGCGTTAAAAAGCCACCTTGGTATCCCAACCAACCAAATCTTCAACCGTAAGATTGATTGTAGCTGTGAAAGCTGCGTTCTGATCCATACTCGGAACAGGCAACTTTGCAGGGGGTGCAGCTTTAAAAAATGCCGCCTTGGTCATACCGGGTACAATTATCTCGAACCACATTGACTCACCGCTTGACTTTCCGTTGTAAGCCGCTATAACCGCATCCCACTGTGCCTCAGTTTCGTCAGTCAGATTGATTGTTACGGGTACAGAATCCGTTACACTTCCTCTGCCGGGCTTAAACTTGGAAGTAAAGTCTTCAAGGCATGACACATCTATTGACTCCGGCTCAACCGCAAGTTCTGATATACTTACAATACGTTCCAACTGTGTGAAACTCGCAGGCTTGGCTGAGCCGACACCGTAACCGAATGTGATACCCAGAGTGGTTAAACCCATTTCTGTTACTGCCATTTCTTTTTCCTCCTTAAGAAATTAAATAGGATCGTTAAAACCAACGACCCTTTGGTAATTACTGTTTATAACTTTTACATCCCCCGATGTAGTTGGAATCGGGCTACCCGAAGTAACAAAATACCGTTTACTTAGCGCATCACGCACAGCGGAATTTATCGCTCTCGCAACATTGTTTCCCTGTGATTTCGTTACTGAAACCTTTGTGCGTATGGTCATATACACGGCATTTATCACCCCACCGTCAAGGGTAGACATCCTCTCGACCGCATCAAAGAACATATAAACGGCAGGAAATTTAGCTGTGACGTTCTCGGAATCATCCTGGGTGAATGTCAAATCAGGATATTTTGTTTTGTAGGCTGTCATTACCTCGTTTTTAACATCCGTGTAGATGTCATTTATCCTCTCGTCAATCCATCGTGAACTCATCCGAATACCTCTTGTGCTATTCCCTCGACTTGCTCAATACAAGCCATAACCGCTTTATGTAAAGGTCGATATGGCGGCACACCATCTGAAACAAATAAGTATCTGCCGTTCTTAACATACTTCAACTCACCGTCTCTGCTCATGGTGTCAGACCACCATCCCCAACCGTTACTTGTTGCATGATGATAGCTTGGCTCTAATGTGCCTCTACCACCTACTATTTCTCCTGCTTCTGTTTGACCGTCTATCGCATAGCGACCACTACCAAATTCAGCCATTAGGAGAGTGTTAATTGCTTCTGTCCTTAATTCATTAGATGTAGCTGATGGATACCATTCAGATACGATAGTTTCACCTTTAGCCACCATCTTTACGGATATATTTTCACCCGTGTTTGTCTCAAAATCCTTTGAGTAGACTATGTAACTACCGTATATGCCGCCATTGGCTTGTGCGACTTTTATTCCTAAATCAGCCAATCTACTAAGGAATGTCTGTACTTTTGCCTCAAAATCATCCGCATATTTTTCAAGCGTGTCTGCTAATGCGTATAATTCATTTGAATCAAGCCGGACATTATATCTCATTTAACTACCTTCGCCAAAATGTACCTGTCATTGTTGAGTGACGGTACAATCCTTAATACCCTGTAATCAGCCGTTGCATCATCGGCGTATGTCACGCCCTCAATCTCCTTAGTGGTTGGTGTGGTCTGATACCATAACAGAGATGTTTCCGTAATGGGTAACTGCCCTTTGTTCGTTACCAATACCGCCTCATAATGCTCGTCACTGATACCAAACTCCTGACGCATAAGATCCGAACCACTTAAGGCAATGTTGCCATCAAACCCGACCGCTACTGAATACAAGGGTATGTTTACACCTGTTTCGACATAGTGAACCTCGCCTGTGTCGGTGTAATCAATGACCTTATCCCCGTTCTCGTCTGTCTCGTATTCGGGTATAGTGCCTTGCAATAGCGCATAATAAAGTTTCTGCTTGTTCTTCTTAAGGCAACGCATTATATCACCTCGACAAAATTCGGTAACACATCATGCAACCGTGAACTAATCCACGCCCCATCATATGTACGGGATATAGAATTTTCGCTGTGCGCTCTCTCACCCTCACCGCCAACTCTTGAATAGACCTCGATACACGCCATAGCAAGCGCATTAACGCATCTGCTTAAGCGTGTCGCTATCTGCTCATCCGTATAGTCAGTCGGAAAATGGCTTTCATTGATTGCATACTCAACAACAAAATCCGCAATAGACTGCGGAAAATTTGTCATTTCCTCACCTGTCTCGGTCACATATAAGAGTGCCTTAGTTTGTACTGTAGTAGTTAATTCTGATATTGTCATAATGCCCTCAACATCTTCTTAATATCGCCCGTCTTGGCTTTGTCGGGTACATTTAAACCCTCTTTCTTTGCCAATGCTATAAGTGAAAAATACGGTACATCTAAATCTTCATCCGTGTACTTTCTTTTATCCTTGACTAAATCCTTGTCTAAATCCTCGTCATCCTTGACTAAATCTTTCCCCAAAACATCAACGGCGGGGGCTTTTACACCCTCGCCGCTTGTAGTTTCAATCGGTACATCTGTACCCGCAGGATAGTACACGCCATCATGTTTAACCAGATAGTCAAACTTCATAACGCCCCTCCTCAATAGGTTACGTTTGCCGCTACCTTAATCATGTAAGTGTCATACATCCTCTCAAACGAAGGAAGTATGATCTCGGATGCCTTGATAAGCCTCTGAACAGGGTCAGCCTTAACCGTAGTGGTAATAGCGATACCCGTATCAACAATAGACACATCAAGTGCGCCCATCTCATGCTCTTCGGGAGTTACACCGTACCATGTTGAACCGAGTGCGCCTGCCGGAAGAAGTGTAGCCATTCCATCGGGGTAAAACTTCTTTGCTACCCATTTGGAAGTGGTTACATCCCAATCCCCGTAAAGTTTGGTATAAACAATGATATCTATACCTAACTCTGTCTTAAACAGTTCCTTAACCCTCTGGTCAGTGACAAAGATGTTAGCCGTAAGGTTCTGTGCAAGGATAGCACTCTGAATAGAAGCATTCTGCTTAAGCAGGTTCATGGTTGCCTTAGAGATAAGCAGGATTGAAGGTCTTTCACCTGTCTTAGCTTCAACTGCGTCCTGTGCATCCGATACATCCTTAAGAGGTGTACTTTTGTCGGTATCAGTCCAAAGGGAAGTACCAGACAGTGCCGTGTAGTTGTTGCCCGAATACTTGTTGTTCGGATCGTAATTATAGGTATATGAACCACCGTCTGCCGCTGAAATAGAGATTGAAGGATGACCGTTTGCATTTGCAAGGAGTGACATCCTCATTCTCTCTGCGACTACATGAGCCGACTGCACAAGGTTAGTCGCATCGTCATAGATACGGTCAAGAATCTCCTGCGCCTGGGGAGAAGCCTCAACAAGACTCTCATAGTCCTGTACATCCTGCTCCTTTACAAGATAAGCCTCCTTGAAGTAAGCCATCTCGGTATCAACGATCTCAAAGCCTTCCCTTGACCTGATAGGTGCTACCGTATCAAAAGCACTGGGCTTAAGGGTGATAGGCAGTCCCTTTTCCTGCATGAGCCACTTAAGGCTTAATCCGCTCTTCTTCTTAGCAGGGAAGAATCCCTCACCGAGAAAAGGAATACGGTTAGCTGCTACCTCATTATACACTGTAGCGATTGCAGGGCTTGTGAATACATCATTAAACTTACCCATATCTACACCCCCTTACTCAAACAAAACAACCTTGCCTGCAAGTGCTGTCCTGTCACTTGAGGTTGCGGTTGAATTTGAACCGTTGATAACTGCTGATGCAACGATGACTGAACCGTTCGGGTTGTCACTGTAGACATCGTTCAAAAGTATTCCGTATACGTTAGTTCCATCACCTGTGGATAACGTACCGTCCTCTGTTACTGCTGTACCTGCCGCACATACCCCATTCGTAAATGCCGTGGAGTCAAGTACGATAGGCTTAAGATATTCTGCTCCCAACATCCTTTTAAGGACTTCGGGAGTGCTTGACTTTGTAACTTCTGCGAAACGCATATTTACACTTGCCATTTCTTGTTCCTCCTACTTGTATGAATCAATTATTGATACCGCCTCGTTTTCAACTTTCTTTGAGGCGGCAACACGTTCTGCTAATTCTTTATATGGCTTGGGTTCTTCCTCACCCTTCTTAGCGTTTGGTGCCGGAGTGTTATCAAGTGCCTGTTTCTGATAAGTCGCAACTGCGGCCTTCTCACGAGCCTGTAATATCTCTCCTAACTTCACTGTGTTGAGTGAGCCATCCTCGCCCATTAACGAATCCGCATCTTCACCAACAATGCCGATTTCCGCAAGTGACTTTGATAGCTCCATCTGCTTGACGGTTTTGCGCAAGGAGTCGATCTCTTTCATTGCGTCCTCTGTGGCTTTGTTCGCCTTTTCCACGTCCGTTAATTTCTCGTTGTTTATCTCTTCAAGCTGCTTTTCAAGGTCTTTTACTCTGTCGGCATCAGCCTTATAGCGTGTTGCTTTGTCCTCTGCCGTCTTGACCTCTTTCTGCATCCTGTTGAGATAATCGCTTACCTGTTCGTCTGTGGGTTCTTCTATTCCCCACGACTTGAATAATGCCTTTACTTCCTCTCTACTCATATTTACTTTCCCTTCTCCTACGCTTTTTACGGGGTCGCATCCCTTGGGTTTCCTATTTACGCATAGGTGCTAATTTGTATTAAAAAAACACCCCGTTTGGAGTGTTTCTTTCACATATAAGTGCGCCGTATTCTAAGCCCGACACAGGCTATTCATATATGCAAGTGCATCTGCAATTCACAAGGTTCTCTGCGCTTCCATTAAGGTAATCATGTGGAAAGAGCATATTATCTTTGCCGACATGGAAATACTCATCTATGGGTATCTTCATATCGTCAACTTCCTCATGTGCTAAACGCACTCTTGAATCCTTTTCGGTCAGCCAACGCTTGTACTTCTTGCCGCTTTTCTTTGCTGTCTGAAAATCAAATGAGTTATATACCGTGTTTGCTTCATTCTGTGCCACCAACAAGGCTCGTTCTTTTGAGAAGTAATATTCGTCCTCTAAATGCCGTTCCGTGGTTTCTATGACATCATCTGTCAACTTCGGTATATATTCCTCGTCATAAGGTAAATCCTTAAGGACATCCCGTATTCGGTTATCAAGCGATTGTTTGTAGTATTCCTTGTCGATCTCACCTTTAACCTTATATTCGGTACGCATCATCAGAAAGACATAAAAAAAAGCATCGTATAGAAGTTTTCCTAACGACACCCTTTTTTCTTTTTCTCCCTCAGATATTTCCATTGTAGAAAAGAATCTCCGAAGCCTGTTTAATTCGTCAAATTTCATACAACATCTTCCACAACATCAACCGCTTCTGTCGGCTGTTCCACTGTATCGGGATATAATACTTTCATTCTATCTCGGCTCTCAATAGATACTTGCTCTGGGTCTGCAAAGAATCCAACACTCTTGATTGCCCTCTCGTAATAAATACCGCTATCAAGCAACAACTTAAGCGTTTCTGCCTTAGTGAGCATATTATCCATCTTTGAACGGCTTATCTTTATCTCAATGTCAGATATGGTCAGTGACGATTGATAATCAACATACATTTTGTAAAGCACTATCCTTAAAAACTGCTTTTCGGCTTTCTTAAAGATAGGCTCACTAATTTCTGCCCTGCGCTCACTATCAACCCATCCATTACGGATTTCTGTAGCTTTACCCGTGTCACCGCCCGTGTTGCCCTCACGGTTTGCAATGCCTTGTATCATTAAGAGTGAATTAAATAAATCATCTTTTGCGACCTGGCTTTCAGACTGGTTTAATTCAGAACTCATAATATCCACATCAGCCTTGTTATCGCCGTTGTTTGACTTAATAATAAATGCTCCTGTCTGCCTTAAATGTGTAAATTTCTTGTCATCCATTTCGCAATTTACAAACTTAATAAAGGATTGCACGAACTGTTTTATGCCATCCTGTCGGTCAGAAGCCATTTCGTTTATCGCATCTGATAAGGAAATAGTTATTTCTATATCCGACAGCCTGTTTTCGTTGTTCGGATATTCAATAACAGGAATAGCAAAGAATCCGTTTGTAGCAGAATCGACTATCTTATTTCCACGGATTTCAAAGTATTCGGTGTTAGTGTATACATAGTACACATTCCTGTTCTTTGTGTCTTTGCCTATCTGTACCGAATATGCTGGAAGTCCGTTGTTGTAATACACCACATACGTTAAACGGGGGTCAAGCACTGATATGCGGAAGTCTGTTTCATCAAGAATAGATGAACGCCCATCATCATTTGCAATAAACCTGTAGGCTGTACCGCATATTGACCGCCACCTACACAGACAGATATCATTGTAAGACTTATCCTCAGACTCCATTAAGTCATTCAACTTTGCAACTTCCTCTGATTTTGCCTCGTCTGCCCCACGGAGTACATACTGAATAGGCTCACTTGCTATGTCTGCTGTTTTGGTTTCCACAATAAAAAAAGCCGTGTTCTGCACGACTTTGTTGTTTATCTCTGGTCTTACCTGTTTCTCCCTGTATAATACGGGCTGATTGCCTTTGTAGTAGTTATACAGGTAATCGATCTCTCTGCGGTTCTGATTATGCGCTGATATGCTCTTCCCTAGTTCCTTAAGGATGTTGTTACGGTCGATTCTGTCCTCATTGGTATAGATAACTTCACGGCCGAATGACTTAAAGCATATTTCGCTGAAAGGTTTACTGTTTCTTACTAATTCCTTCATTATATCCCTCATTTAATCGTAGCCCATGTCTGTGAGCCGATATAACCGCTCTCAATCTGATGGTCTTGCTGATAACGCATAACCGCCTTTTCCGTATCGTTTCCGAATACCCCATCTGCTCCCGATTTGCCGACATCGTAGCCGTTCATTTGTAAGTACGTCTGCCATGCCCGGACATATTCGTTTCTGTCACCCTTTTTGAGAACGGGTTGAATATCTGTCTTAGTTTCATAAGACGCCCATGCAAGCCACTCATTTGGCGTCATATAAGCTATATCCAAATCAAGGTCATTATTGTATCCCGGCAATATACCGACTGATGTGTACTGATATATCTTGCAGTCATTCCATGCGCCAAATCCCTTTTTGTCTGTCCAAGGATTATCCTTATATCCGTAACATGGATTCTTATTGGCATATTGAGCGCACCACAATGGAAAGCTGTTATCCCACTTATACTGCCGACAGACTGACTTGCTCATGTAGATGAATGGTGTTATGCCTGTTTTTTTCTTCACATAGTTGAGAAAATCCATAGCGTAATTAGGATTGCCAAAATTAACATTCTCGTCCCCTTCCCAATCCAATATGAGAATAGCCTTGCCGATGTAATCACTAACTGTCTCAAGGAAGTGGTTAGCCTCATTTATAGCCCCACCCTTAGACGCATAGTGATACAGCCCTATTAACTTTCCAAGTGATACAGCCTGTTCAACCTGTTTCTTCCATGCCTTAGATATAAAAGAAGTACCCTGTGTTGCCTTTATAATGACAAAATCACATGGTACTTTCGCAAGGTCGATATTCGGCTGCCAACCGCTTATATCAATCCCATTCATAATCTTCACCTACTATTACTCCGACGATCAATCCAAGTAGCCAGATACCCATAATCCCACACAAAGCAATAAGTTTATCCATATTACTTCTCCTTGTAGTAGTTGTAATTCGAGATACACAGAATAGTACCCAGAAACGTAGCAACCGCAGTGATGGTCTGAGCGATCATTGTTCCAAGGTCAGCCCATCCCCATATCTTTGAGATAACAACAATAAACGTAGCCAGTGCCGGAAGTACGATAACGCACAGCCACTTTAATAATCCGTATAAACCATTATTCAGTTTCATAGTCAATACCCTCCGCCCAAAAATTTAACTATTAGATACACAATCGATGGCAAAAACAAACCGCCCAAAACGGCAATTAGAACATTCATAACGGTATATGCCCCCCACTAAATATGATAACAGCCACAAACAACAGACCGATGTAGTATATAGCAAAAGCAAGTAATAGTATGCCAATGACTTGTAATATAGCTTTAATCATTTTTTGTCATCCTCTCTCAGTTCATTAACCATATCCTGCAACCGTACAGTCAGATTTTCTACATTGTACATGCGCTTGACAAGATCATTGTGAGCGTTTACATGTTCCGTCAGCGTTTCTATTTGCTGTTTGATAATGGCTGTCTGTTTATCATAATTGGCGTTTATCCCTGCTATCTGCATTTCGATTGCGTGCTGTTCCTTTGTCCTCTGTACGTTGTTGTTGATAAGGCACGTAATAACAGCAACCGCACCACCTATAAGTGCTGATATAATACTTTCCATTGGCTTTACTCCCCTAAACTGATTATCTGAGCCTTTGCCGTACCCTGTCCTTCTACCTGTCTACGGCTTGTTTTGCCCCTCAAATTTTAGAGTGTTTGATTTCACTTTTTGGCTTGGCAAAATCCCCGATAATACCCAACGTGGTACGCATAGACTAAGCGTGTTGGGTTTATTCCTCTGCATTGATAAATGCTTTGTATTTTTCTTTTGCAATCTTTTTGCCCCACATTCTGACCATGTTTTTATAACGTGGGTCTGTTTCCATATCAGAGTCATCTTCATACAAAGTTTGCCCTGTTTTGATTGTATATCCGACTTCACCGCATTTACATTCAATATCTTTTAAGGGTGTATCTGTGGGATATACACCAATCCATCTGTTAAGACATTTAAGGCATATTAACTCTGATACCTCATGCTCAAGATTGGTTTCTATGTCGGTCATTGATTATTCCTCTGTCGGCTGTACTACCTTGTTGACATCCTCATGGTAATTCTCAACCCTGTTCATGTATGCGTCCAGAATGACAACGCTTGCTGTCTGAACCGTTGCATCTGCCCACATAAGACTGAGAATATCATGGTACTTTGCGATAGCCGCATTTTTTGTACCATGCTCTGAAATATCCAAGATTGCTAAGTTACCGTTGCTTGTGTAAATTACAAAATACTTATCCATTTAGATTTTCCTCCTTATGACATTAAAGACTGTAATACTTCTGCTATGCTTTTCTTTGTATAATTGCTTCCCTCTGTCCATGTGCTTGATGTGGTCACTGGAGCTGTCACTTGGCAAAAAGCTCCGTCACGAACCATAAATTCATTGTCCGCATATGACTTTGTCGGGTTTGTGCCATCCTCTACTGTGCCTATTACGGAGTTGTTGGCTTTGTTTACTGTCAAATCCACATTGTCATGTATTTCAGCAGGAACTAAATATAAGTCAACGGTTATCGAGTCATTTGCCTGTGCTGATTGGTTAATTCCTAAATATATCTCAGAATAAGTTAATACATTATCACTGTTTGTTGTTGTTAAATCAAAATACTGATACCCTTCAATATCCGTTCGTGGGTGCAGTGTACTAGTCGAAACTGTAGTTCCACTACCGAACCTTACAAAAACATATTCCTCATCACCAAAAGCCACACTTACATTACTATACTTTACACGCAAACGATAAGTCTTATTCTTTTTTAAAGTTGGTGTTATAGGAATGGTCTCTATTCTATGGTCAGTACGATGTAAATTTACTTGTGCTATCGTAAGCATATTTTTTTCTACATAATTTGTATCTTCATTCCAATCAATTTTATCTGCAAGACTTTCTTCTACACTTGCATGATATGGTTCATAGGTTGTTGCAACAGTTCCATACTCCACCATAAACTTTGTATCATCAACTTTTTCAGGAGTTATCTGACACCGTATACCATCTATCGTTGAGCCGACTGTAACCGTTCCGCTTAATGTATCATTATCATATGATAAGACCTCATTGCTCTGATAAACGCCGTTTGCATAGTAAAATATCCTATACTTCGGTGTTGAATCAGAATTAAAACCGCTGATAGTAACCGTACTTCCTTTTTTAATTGGCACGATACCAATAGTACGTTTATTTGTACCTGTCTGGTCTTGCCCTGTGCTTTGATTGATTGAGCCTGTTTCAAGACCTCTACATAAATTCTTATTCCCAAATCCCAATGCATCATATACTGCTCCACTCTCAACAAGGTCTGTACTCTGTGTGACTACTGAGGTGGAGTTTTTGGTGGAGGCTGTGCCGAGGGAATCCTTAATCGCTCTTATCTGCCCCGTCACCGAATCACTCAGCTTACAGTTATACCCACTTGTCGGATATACTATGATTGCTGAACCCTGTGATATTGGGGATGTGGCTTCATAAAGCAGACCGTCAGCATCAAGCACGAACTCTTCATTAACAGCATACGGCTGTGAAGCATGAGCAGAATCCAATTCTATCGGGGCTATATTTGAATCCCTTAAATCGTATTTAGTTGTTCCACCATCGGGTGAAAGCTGAAAAACTGTTTTTCCCATGATTTCCTCCTACGAAAAAGTAACGCAACCATCCTCAACGGTCACGCTTGCTGTGTATGTCTGCCATACTTCGCCATTAAATGAAAACAGGGATGTGCCATACTGAACTACATCCCCGTCCTCTGCCGTTACTTCAACTCCATTTATCTCAACAGGATTGGTCGTGTCACCATCTGCTATTGCCGTTGTAGTGACTCCCAACCACTTCAATCCACCCGAACCGCTGCTTTTTTTTGCTAGTGCGAGGGTGAGAAAACTGATTCTATCTCTTTCCATATCAACCCTCCCTACTGTTTAACCCACTGTGCATTAGTCTCATCAAACTTATAAACATCCTGTGTGTCTACCATATAAGCTGATGATCCCTGTTTTACATCCGTGGGAAGTTTGGACACATCCGCTGAGTTGCCCTCGATTTCCGCTATTTCACCATATCCACCCGATACAAATATCAGGCTTCCAAGTTCGGGTAAATCATCACCCACGTTGAATACTTTATGATTTATTACCTGTCTGTAAGTCGCTTTTGCCATGCCTTTTACCTCATTTTGGGACACAAAAAAGGACGCACATCTGCGCCCTTAGACTATCTTACAATTTAACATATAGCACATTTACAATGTTTCGTCAATGATACATTTCAGTTTTTTTATACTTCGTCTTGCAATGGTTCTGACAGTGCCATGTCGCAAACCCTTAATGCGTGATATTTCTGCGTAAGACTTGAATTGTATGTAGTGCAAATAAAGTATGTCTTGTGCCTTTTCGTTATCAAGGGTAAAAATTTTCAGTTTGGCTGACTCCTTCATCTTGGCGTACTCGTCAATCATATCGTTTAGTTCGTTCTCGATAATTATGATCTCGCACATCAAGTCCGGCAGAAAATCACATGGGGAAGTCTGCACCCTCTCACTTATGGGAATGTTCATTGATGTAAGCCTTGCCCGTAGTTCATCAAGACGTAGCTGTTTCTGATTTATAAGGTTGTTCATTTCCCTTAGTTCGTCAAACATAGTTATGTATTCCTTGCCTGTTATTGACCATTTCTACTACGTTATACTCTTTCTCTATGGCTAATATAGGTATACATCCACACTCTATTCCCTTTATTGTGATGCTTACCCCGCGACACTTCTCGCCTTCGACTATAATCTTGTCGGCATTGTCTATTAGGTATTGACCCGCCGCTTTGATACATTCATGCCAGTTTTCAATCGTATAAAAGTCGGTTATTCCCATCATCTTTCCCTCCTACCTAAACGGATTCAAAATTACATCAACTACGCCGTTACTGTTCTTCTCAAATACCCTCATAGTCTGCGCAAGTGAATCTGCCGCATCATCTGTAAGGTTCTTTCCCTGTGTCGTGTATGTGCATAAATCCCACAATGCCTGTCCGTACTCTAATGACCGCTTATAAGTCGTGTTTACGCACATTTCATCTATGAACCATAATTCTGATTTAATAGAATCCGAATAATTGAGTATCTTTGTTTCCTTGTCCATTTTTTCGGGTGCATCAAAGTGTTTAACCCTGCATCCGTAGTAGCTGTTCTTTTTCAGTCCTTCTTTTATCGGATCTTCAAACGCCCTACCGATACCGTTACGCTCATAGTACAATTCCCCGACTTTATGGAAGATTATCTTTTGTATAATCCTGGGTATCGTCACGCCCTTGGTGCTTTTGTCGTATACCCAATCAATGACATATTTCTTCTTCCCACACCATATAATAGGCATCGACAGATAATCACCGCCGCCAACAGCAGGGTCAAGTATAGCAATGATCGTATGATTTTCATTCGGTATCTCTCCCTTAAAGTAGTTAAGTTCACTTCGATTGAACAGCAAGCCCTCACGGACAAACGGATGCTGCTGAAACTTCGCCGCAAAATCAGCCTCACTTAATAACTCCTTTTGGTTAAGGAAATACGATGTAGGCATATACGCATAATTCGATTCTTTGTTCTCATTAAGTGCCGGAATCTTTCTAAACCTGTATAACGGGTCATCTGCGTATTTCTGCTCATACCGATAAAGCGGATCGTAAATATTCCATAGCGTACCAACCATTAACTCAGGCGGTTCGGGAAATAAGCCCTCGCCCAAAAACATCTCCCGTTCCTCTATTGCACCTTTAGGACAATATGGGTCAAGTCGGTCATGCACCTTGTTCAAGTAATCATTCCATGTCGTTTCCATTCTGTCCGGGGATAATGCGTGTTGCCTGTCTCTTACAAGGTCATCAACATATAAAACGCCATCCCATGATATATCTATTGCACCCGTCCATGTTCCATCTATACCTCGACAGGTAAGTGTATTCATTCGGTCAGGCAAGTCAAGGTTTATTGTCATGTATTCAGCCGACTTACTCTCTATTAAGGTCTTGTTCGGATGCCAAAACTTATATATCTGTCCAAATTTATATTCCTGTGATGTAAAGAAATTTAGTAATTCACCGTGAAACCCTGTAGCTAACACACCCGAATGACCACACATAGCCGAATGTGAATCAGGACGCTTCATAGCGAGCCACGATAACGCAAATATACATAGAGTGGATTTACCTGAACGAGGCACCATTGAGATACCCAAAAACTTGATTTTGCGGTTCATCAAGTCCTCAATATCAGCAAGAACAGTCTTTAACGGGTTCATTCTCGGCAGATAAAACCGTTTCCCTTGCGGTCTGTCCATCTCCATAAAGAGTATGTAATCTTCAAGACTCCAGAACGACCTCAATAGGCAAAGTTGGTAATACCAAAAAATAATCTGCGGTCTGCGCTGTTGCCTTAATTCTTCATCTTCCCACTTCCAAAGTGTCTTACCACCTTTTTCAATGCACTCACAGATTATCTTCTTCGCTTTCCCGGCTTCCTCAAACCCTGTCTTATAGTCATTAAGGGTAAACATCGTATATGACACGGCCTTAGTGTATGCCTCAGCCATGATTTCTTCCGATTCAAAACCGCCGCTTAACCTGTGTTCATCATATTGTCGGAATAGTAAACTGTTATCGTTCATTCTTTGTACTCTTTTGTGACAAATAATCCTTTGCTTCTTTCATTTGCTGTTCAAGCGTTATATCCGTTCTCTGAAACCGGCACTCGCCCTCCGGCACCTCACTTAATACCATGCACAAGCTCTTTTGATTGCCGAAACACTTTTTGTTACACTTCTTCATTGTCTTGCCCTCTTCCACGTCTGCGCTTTTATCTGCCGTTTAAGACGCTTTATCTCACGCTCGGTCTTTTCCTGTTCGTCCTTTAAGACTACGTTCAAACTCTTTCGCACTCCCTCTTTTATGATGTCAATGATTTCTTCTACCATCTTCTTTCCCTTTCTTCGCCGTTAGGCGAACCGCTATTTTGAAATTTACCGTCTCATTCCCTGTTCAACGTGTCGCTTGAAGGTCTTTACATCCGTGTTCATCTCATGCGCCATCTCTCGCACCCATTCACCGTCAGGATCACTCTCTTGGGGTAAACCCTTTAGGCATTCATTACAATCTGCCATCGGTGCTATCCCTGTTCCACTTATCCTTAGTTTGCCATTCCTTAAACCCGCATAAACACTGGTTAAAACCTTTGAAATCGGTATCTTGAACTCTAGGTTATTCGGTATCCTCGCACTCACTATTTTGCTATCTTTACTTGGCATTTTCTCTCCTTGGGGTTTACCCCTACACCGTTTTTACCTGTCAAAAACCCCTACAAACCGCTTAACCAATAGGGTTTACCCCGAATTTTCCTCTTTCCCCCTCAAAATGCCTGCAAATGGCTTATTTTATAGGGTTTACCCCTCTTTTTGATTTTTGGTGCTTGAGGGGGTAACACCGCCCAATCGAACATCTGTTCTACACCCCCGAGGCATCGTCAACCATGTGTATCACGAGAGATACATTGCTCCTCAACTATGCGTGAAATATCTCTTTCGCGTATAGTTTCAAATCTGATACAACAGCCTATAAACCGCATAAATACGGCATTTATGACCATTTGCGCATACATACTGCCGTTAATCCTTTTGTGCAACTTGACGAGATGGCAACTTGTAAAGGTCTGAAACGCTCAACCCCTGCTTGATTTGCTCACTCTGGATCATGTTTTGTGCCGTATACATTAGGCCTGTATCTACGTCATTGTTGGCAAGCGTGATCTGTCCGACAGTCGTATTAGATAGGGCATTTTGTATGTTATTTTTGCGGGCTTTTGAGATTGCGAACGGTGCAGAGGTTACATATTTGGTTAAAGTCTCGTCATCTATCCCGGTATAATATCCGAACCCCGCCATGCTGGCGATGCTCCTATACCTTGCGCATATGTCTATATATAAATCTAATAGGCTTTGTAGCTTGTCTTCTGTATATGGGTATATGTTGCACTTCTCGTTCTGATACCTCCCCCGCTCCCCGGGTTTGGGCTCAAATATACTGTGATATGCTTCTCTAAGATACGCTCTTAAATCATTGGCGGTCATTTTAGCGGGGTTTATTCCTTCCCGCTCCGCTTCTCTCTCTATGATATCAATGGTTGCGTTTCTGTAATACTCAATGTTTAATGTTCCGTCTGGGTTATAGTTTGCGCTTGTCTCCACGCTTTACCGCTCCTTGTGTGTATCAAATACTATACATTTATTGTATCTATTGTGATACTACCATTGTATCAGATTTAATACAAGTATCAATTATGATACATTTCAAGACATAAGAAAAGACCGGGGTTCTCCCGATCCTCTCCGCCTGTCGGCTGCTTATCTGTAACAAGTATCTATTAACGGCTCTGTCCCTTGGCTCTTGTAGTAGTTGTATGTATTCGGCATCAGAACATCTGCGTTATATAGTTCTTTCATGCTGTCCGATATTCTCCGGCTTGTGACCTCTTCCGGCAATCTGCCCTTGATGCCCTCATATATAAGGCACTCGCGCCCGTTGTGGATAAATACGCGTTTTTGCTTCTTACCCTGCGTAAGTGTGATATAGTAACCGCTATACTGCGCCCATGTTCCCGCGGTTATGTCGGTTATAGTTCCCGCTCCCGCGTATATACTGTTAAGCATCCACCCGTCACACTGATATACAGTTATATCATCACCTATATATAGGCCGCTTATAACATCATCCAGGTTATCGGGGAAATGGAACGGCGGCAGGCTCTCCGACTCCTTGCGCATCTTCTCCAGTTCTTCCGCTGCGCTCCTTGTCTCATGTCCGGGGTTGATGTATGTATATCTCGCGTAACTGAAGCCCTGCGGATCAATGACAAGCAATAACTCATCATCAAGATATATCCCGACACAGTGACAGGAATAAAAGCGGATGCTCTCGCGCTGTGCTTCGTTCGTTTGATAAAATGTTGTATCTGATATTCTGACATCTTCGGAGGCTGTGCCACCCTTGCCGGACAAGAAAATCCAATCATTCAATAACTCGGCGGTAAATGCTTCGTATGCCTCTCGGTTATTAAATATAATCTTGCGATCAATCACCGCCTCATGCTCCTGCTCGGTCATATCCTCGCGCACTTCCTCAAGGTTGCACTCTTTGCCATATCCGCCACGCAATCCATAAATATATAACTGCTCGGATTCTTCCAGATCCTCAACGCGGATATTGTTATATACTAATTCCTCGCGCTCCTTGCGTTCTTCCTCTAACCTTGCAGCCTCGGCGCGTTCTTCTTCTTCCTGTCTCTTCCACTCTTCCATCTCTGCCGCTCTGCGTGCCTCTTCTGCTTCTCTCTCAGTTTTCAGGGCTTCGCGCTCTTCCTCTGTCATCTTTTCGCGCGGCTCAAACTCTGCGCACTTAATATCTATATCCAGATAGTAGCCAACGTCAAAATAATCCGTCATTCTGTCGCTGTGGTCATAGTTCCATTGATTAGCGATCAAATAAACAGCGTCTAACTTTTCACAAAAAGCCGTTGAAAACTGCGGATAATTGGCCCGCTCCCTATGATAATTGTTATATCCGTGTCTGTGGGCTATCTCATAGCGGATATAGTTGTAATATTCTGTCTGCTTCTCGTCCTCGCTCAATTCATCCCACTTATACAACCAATGTTCCCCGGTATATGCTCCATGTGTGGCCACCCTTGCGCCAAAAGCCGAAAAAGTGAACCGCTCCGCGAACTCTTCCACGCTTGCGAAGTCTTCCGGCTGTGCCTTAACTGTAACTGTTGCGCTCCTTGTGTAACCACTCCAACCGCCGCGAACCGTGCAACCCTTAACGCCGCGCTTC